CCGAAGGCTCGGCTCCCATTCATCCCTGGCGGGTTCCCCTGGGGCTCGCAGGGCGGCTATGCTGCTGGTGTTGCTTCGTGTTGCTCTGTGCCTGCTGGACGGCCATCCACGCTTACCAAGGAGATGATCCCGATTGCCGCGCAAACGGCTCGGGATTGCCCAACAATGGCAGCCATCGGCAGGACTCTCGGGGTGCGCCGTCACACCGTTAGCGACTGGATTCGCAAGGGTGAGGAACCGGATGCGCCGGAACCCTTTGCATCATTTGCAGCCGCCATCCATGCAGCCATAGCAGAGTCGGAAATTACGCTCACCCGAAAACTACAGGAAGGCGACGGCAGGGATGCTGCCTGGATCCTCACCCATTCGCCTTTCTTCCGTGACGAGTGGTCCGACGCAGCCTCAGAACGCCGCGCTGTGCAGCGGGCCATGGCCGGTGTCGTGACCGCCATTGATGGGGCAGGGCTGACCGACGACCAGCGGATGCGGCTGCTGCTGGGGATCCAGGCCCAGGGCATCGGCGTGCCGGCTGAGGGGGAGGGCTGATGCCTTCCACTCCCCTCCCTGGCGAGCCTGAGCAGCCGTCCTGACCCATGGCAGGCAATCCGCCCCCTTGGAGCCCTGAGGAGCTGGCGTACCTCGCTGAGCACGACGGCAACATGCCCTTTGCGATGGTGGCGGATAGCTTCCACCGTCAAGCGCTGGAGCAAGGCTGGCCGATCCGGAGCAGAAGCGCTATAAGTAATATGCGCTATAAGCTTGGATGCACTAATCCCATGAACACCACGATGAGGGTAGGTGAGCTAACCACTACTGGCGGGGCTGCGCTGATTCTCGGGTGCTCGCAAAAACGAATCCTAAAGATAGTTACCAATCCCCTTAATAGGTCGTTTCTACAAGTTATCTGGACTGGCACGATGCGCTACATCAGCCGCGAGGGCTGGCGTCGGCTGGCCAAGGGGCGCCCCAAGGCCCTGGCCGGCTTTGACCCTGACCGGTTGTTTCAGTTGCTGGAGGATCGCGACCTGGCCGAGGATGTTGCCGCTCGCTATCCCCTGCATCTGGGGTGCTACCCGATTCGCTGCATCGAAACCGGCCAGCGGTGGGACAGCGCACGGAAGGCAGCGGCTGAGCTGTTCGTGAACTCGGCGTACATCTGCCGGACGATCCGGGAGCGCCGGCCGGTCACCGTGCTGGGGCTGAGCTTCGAGCGGGTGCGGGGCGGGGCATAATGGAGCCATCCCCACCGGATCGACCAATGCCCCACCAGCTGCGACCCTACCAACAGCGCGTAGTCGAAGAGAAGGCCCTAAACGATGCCAGGCTTGAGCGCTTGACCGCGTTCATCGGATCCGACGCTTTCGACAGTGTTCTGCCAGGTGAACAGGCCCGCCTTGAGCGCCAGCGCGGGATCATGCAGGAGCTGTCTCAGGTTCTGGGCGAGAGGATCTCAGCCTTCGAGGCCTAGCCCTCACGGCCGCATGACCCACGCCATCCACCTTGGCGACTGCCTGGATGTGCTGCGCACCATGCCGGATTGCAGCGTGGATGCCGTGGTAACGGATCCGCCCTACGGGCTGGCCTTCATGGGCAAGACGTGGGATTACGACGTGCCCAGCGTGGAGATCTGGACGGAGTGCCTGCGCGTGCTGAAGCCTGGTGGGCACCTGCTGGCTTTCGCTGGCACCCGGACGCAGCACCGGATGGCCGTGCGGATCGAGGATGCGGGCTTCGAGATCCGGGACATGATCGCCTGGGTCTACGGGTCGGGGTTCCCGAAGTCGCTGGATGTGAGCAAGGCAATCGACAAGGCGGCGGGGGCCGAAAGGGAGGTGAAAAAGCGCCACGTGCAAAGCGCAACCCGGCCAGACGAGCACGCAGGAGCGTCGGCCCACATCACGATGCCAAACAGTTGGGACATCACCGCCCCCGCCACCCCCGAAGCCCGCCAGTGGGCAGGCTGGGGCACCGCCCTCAAGCCCGCGCTGGAGCCGATCACCATGGCCCGCAAGCCCCTGGCCGGCACCGTGGCCGGGAACGTGCTGGAGCATGGCACCGGGGCGCTGAATGTGGATGGGTGCAGGGTGGGGACGGAAAGCACTCTCAGAACAAACGGTAAAACGGCGATATGGGCAGACGGCGGAATGAAATCAGCGCAAGGTGGAAGCACTCAAGGCCGCTGGCCCGCCAACCTGATCCACGACGGCAGCGACGAGGTGGTGGGGTTGTTTCCTGAGACCACCAGCGGAGGCGGCGAAAATGCAGGCGCCAACATGCGCAAGGGTCTCAGAGGCAATGATGCCCCGCACCGGACCCTGAACACCGTGGCGCCGAGTTCCGGCAGCGCCGCCCGCTTCTTTTATACGGCCAAGGCCACCCGCGCGGAACGCCAGGGAGTAACGCACCCCACGGTGAAACCCCTTGATCTGATGGCCTACCTCTGCCGCCTTGTCACCCCTTCTGGCGGGGTCGTGCTCGATCCATTCATGGGCAGCGGCACCACGATCAAGGCCGCCATCGGTGAGGGCTTCCAGGCCATCGGCATCGAGCGCGACCCGGCCTACTTCGCCATGGCAGAGCACCGGATGAACGGGGTGCAGCTGGGCCTAGCCCTCACGGCCGCATGACCCACCCCATCCCCTGCAGCGACTGCGGCGCCCCCGCTGGCGGGCCTCCAGGGCCTCCCACAGGCTGGCAACTGGAGGATGGCCGCATCATGTGCCACGAGTGCTTCACGCTTGATTTCCGGGCTACTGTGAGGGGGCAGCAGCTGAGCAAGACGCTGCGTCACTTTCGCGACACCCACCCATGATCGACCGTGCATTGTTTGCCGCCGCTGTGGCGGAGGTTGAGGCGGAGCAACGGCAACCCACCAGTCAGGACCTGAGCTACCTGCACCAGGCCTTGCAAGAGGCCACGCGCGCGGGAAAGCGGGCAGAGGCTCGTCTACGTTGCCTACAACGTGCCTACGGCCCTCGCTGACCCCATCGCCGCTGCCCTGGCGAGGGAGCGGCTGCGGGGCATCGGCGGCAGGTTCTACCGGGGGAGCCTCGATGACCTGATGGCCACCATGCGCAGCCAGCTCCATGGCAAGCAGGTGGACCTGTTCGACGACATCACATCGCCAGAGATCGGCGTGGTGGCCGGCTACGGCTCAGGGAAAACAATCGCCGACGCCTTCAAGGCCATCCAGCTCAGCATCCTCAACCCAGGGTTCACTGGTGCTGTGCTGGAGCCGACCTACGGCATGATCAAGGAGATATGGCTACCGAAGTTCGAAGAAGTGCTTGAAAGGTTAGAGATACCCTATACATTTACATGGGGCCAGAATACTCCCGAACACGTATTACACTTCAAAGACTTTAGCAGCACCGTTGTAGCAAGAAGCTTTACAAACTTCAGGCGGATCGTTGGCCCTGACTGGGCTTGGGCGATCGGCGACGAAGTGGACACGGTGAAAGCTTCAATCTGCCGCAATGCGTATAAGAAAGTCGTCGGGCGGGTCAGGGTGGGCAAGGTCAATCAGAAAATCAACTCATCAACGCCTGAGGGTTTCCAGTGGCACTATGAGATGTACGGATCGGAGAAGGGTAAAGCGGTCGAGGGCAGGCGCCTGATCAGAATGTCGAGCGACGACAACCCGCATTTGTCGCCAAACTTCTTTGAAGAGATGGAGAAGAACTATACAGAAGAAGAACTAATTGCTTACCGCCATGGGCAATACATCAACCTTGCAACCGGCAGGGTATGGTATAAGTTTACCAGAGAACGCAACGTTAGACCGGTTCAGTACAACGAAAGCGAAACGATAATCCTGGGGGTTGATTTCAACGTCGGCAACACGAACGGCATTGCCATGGTGCGGCGCGGCAGGGAGGCTCACGTGTTCGCCGAGATCAAGGCGCACGACACGGCGCAGCTTGGCGAGGAGATCAGGCGCCGCTGGCCTGACGCCAGGATCCAGGGCTACCCCGACTCCAGCGGCGGGCATCGCTCAACCAACAGCACGAGGACCGATGTTGCGATCCTGCAGGACTTCGGAATCAGCAATATGTCACCAGCTGCCAATCCCCCGGTGCGGGACCGCATCAACACCACAAACGCGATGTTCTGCAATGCCCAAGGCGAGGCGAGGCTGTTCGTTGACCCCAGCTGCAAGGGGCTAATCGACGATCTGGAGCAGCACAGCTACGACGAGAAAGGCGACCCGGACAAGGAAAACGGCAACGATCACAGGACGGACGCTTTGAGCTATCCCATTCACCGGATCTTCGAGATTGGCCGCGCCAAGGCTGGCAAGGCTGTCCGGGGGGTTAGGCTGTACTAGCGCTTCGGCTTGCGGGGCTTCCTGGCCTTCGGCTTCGGCGGCGGCCCGCTGGTGTTCCTCGGGCCTGGCACCAGGTTGTTGCGGCCCGTGCCGCGTCCCCTGGGCGTCACGGGGGCCAGCTGCCGGTCATATATCCGCAGTGCCCTGGCGCCAGCCTTGCTGCCCCGTGCGGCGGCGGCTGCAGCGCGTTGAGCACGGCCACGGATCAGGGCCATCCCTGCATCCCTGGCGGCTGATCCCTGGCTCTTCAGTACATCCCGCGCCACCTTGGCCCTTGCACCCCTTCCCCGCGACTCAGCGATGTTGCGGGCCGCCTCGAACGCGAACCAGCGCCGTGCCTCGCGCATGATCTGCTGTTCCTGCGCAAGGCGGGCACGCGGGAACGGCCGGATGACGCTGCGG